CTACAGGCGCAATAAAATAACCCTGTACATTTATCCGGTGGGATCGCCATATTTTGGATATTAAAACATCTGGTTAATATATCGTCCCATTGTTTTAAATCCCGCTTAACTAAAAAGGTTTTAATTTTTTGATTATCTTTGTTTTCATAAAAAACAGTTCCTATATCATACTTACCTATATTTAAGTATATTTGAAGCTGGGTTTCATGGTCTTCCCTAGCAGTTCTTAATTTACCAAACCCTGCTGAATTTATCGACTTTAATTCCACAGGAACTATCCCATGCTCTTCATGTCTAATAAGAAAGTCTATTCGCCCAGACATTTCAGGGTTTATGTGTTTTACCGGTACTTCACTCCCCATTAAAATACCTAAATTTTTAAACCAAGATTCTATACGTTTTTCTAAATAATTACCGTTTTGAAAGATTCGATTTAATTTAGGGTCTAATTCAGTTTCTGGCATCTGTCCGTTATAAATCAACCATACCGCCCTATCACATTTGTTACTTAATGTAGAAGGATGAAAAACACCACTTCTTGGTGAAGTCATAGTACCTGTTAAATAATCATCCACCATCTTATTCAACCAAATATCTTCAGGTGCGGTTTTTATTACTCTGCTTGTTTTGGGTTTGTCTTTATCGTTAAATTGGATAAGGCCTGCCATAAAAAATCCTTTATGTCTGTATATGTAGTTTCTTTAATATGTAAAATATGTTTAATTTCATCATATTCTTGTAGTTTCCCATCTCTTTTTAAATCTCGTTTCTTTAAATGCCCATATGTACCATCTGCTTCAACAACCATATTAAGTTCTGGTATATAAAAATCTACCATATATGGGTAAAACTCGTATTGTTCTGTATACCTAAGACCTAAATCAGATAAACACTCAGCAATTATGTTTTCCTGCTTTGTGAAATCTCTAGGCAGTAAGTTCACTCTGTAATTCCTCGAAAAGAGTAGGATTTTCTAAAAAGGCTTTCTTTATACCATTCATACCCATAGCTTTAGTATCCTTATATGTATACCAAGCCCCTGCCTGCTGAATTATACCCTGTTTAATCGCTTCCCTAATATGACTCTCTATAATATCTATACCACCGGACACTCTAAATGGGACAATAGCTGATTTCCAGTTTTCCCCCCCAACCTTTGTCTTACGTAATCTTACTTCCATATCAAACCCAACCTTTTCTTTATCTTCTTCTAACCAGCCTTTTCTACGTACTTGCATAAGAAAATGAGCAAAGAAACTCTGTGCTAACCCTCCGGGCATATTATCTAAAGCTGTAGGACCCACAGAAGCCCTTACTTGGTTTATAGCTACAAAAGCTGAACCATATTTAAGATTAGGTAATAATTTAGGTAACGCGCCATTCACAAACCTAGCCTGCCACGCCATAGGGCTGTAAGAAAAATCATTATCAATAATATTGGTGGGTACTAAGCCAGCTATACTATCTAATACAATAACATCTGCTGCTCCGGCATCTCCACCCTGCATTAAATCCCTAATTGTATCAAAAGCTACTTCACCAATAGTTGGGTTGTAATATAAAAGGTTGTCTGTATCAACACCACATTTTTCAGCCCACTCAACGTCAAAAGACAACTCTGTATCAATCCATGCTGCTACCCCACCCTGTTTTTGAACATTCACAACAATTTGTGAAGCTAAATACGATTTACCAACGTTGGTAGGACCATAAATTAAAGTAAATCTTTTCTTGGGTATTCCTCCACCAGTTAGTTTATCTAAAGCAGGAATGTTAAAAGGTATTCTCTCATAATCTAAACCAGCAGTATTTGCTGTTTGTAGGTTTTTATTCTTTTTAAGTAGTTGCTTTATAACCTCAGAAGCGTTTTTCTTCATTCAGTATCCTCCTCATCTTTGCGAGTGCCTTTATGATAAAGGTCACTAAGTTTGGTTTTTAATAATCCCAAACTAGCATCTATCACAGTATCCGCATCTCCTAACTGAGCTTCTAATGACAGCTCTGTATCAATCTCTGATATTTCAACATCAACACGGCGGTTTTCGAAATCCGCCATTTTTTGTGTAAAGCCAACTTTAACTGAAATTAAAGACATGTTATTCCTCCGTCTTAGCTAATAATTCTCTAACTACTTGACCGTAATTAGGGAAACTAGATTCTGTTGATTTGTTCTCTTTGAGTTCTGCTGTGAAATTACCCTTAGATAACATTACAGCAATTATACCATAACCAGCTATATCTACAAACGTATCTATAACTGATTCATTCTTTGGTTCATAATCGTTTTTCCACATTAAGTTTTTTAACCTAGCTACCTTATCCCATAATCTAACAACCAACCCCTTTTCCCTAAAAGCTAAAATATTATCATGCCCGTAATCATGTTGTTTATTTATAACGACCTGTGCTATTTCTAATGCAGCTTCCCTGCAAGCTTCTTCATAACTTTGTTTCATAACAATTCCTTTCTTAATCTAAATAATGTAAAAATGAAATATTTTTAAAATCTTGCTTATTTGCCCAAGAATTAACGCATAACTCAATATCAACTTTAAGGGGTATATCTAAACTGTTTTGTTCAAGTAATTTCTTTATTTTAAGTGGTACTATCCCTAATTCTGAATTATGTATCTCACAAATAATCTCATCGTGAACTTGTAAAAGCATGTTTGATTTCTTATCTTCTAAATACCCAGAAACTTCTAACATCCTTTCGCTAAGAAGGTCTGCGCTTGTTCCTTGTACTAAATAATTAACTCCCTTATACGCAAAATTTGAATCTATTAAATAACGCCGCCCATATTTATTTTTTATCCAACCCCTATGTTTAACTATATCAACAACCTTATCGAAAAAATCCTTGGAGCCTACCATACCTTCAAAATATTTCTTTTTATATAGTCCGGCCTCTTTGGGAGTTGTTTTTAATTGTTCCGCTAATCTATTTCTACCAATCCCATAGATTGTGCCAAAAGTTATACCTTTAGCAAGTTGCCTGTAAAACTTAAACTGTTCGTCATCTTCAGTAATGTTAAAAGCTAACTTAGCAGCCTCCCCATGAAAATCTACATCATCCTTATTCAGTAACTCATCTATAACTTCATTCCGAAAGTAAGACATAAAAACTCTAACTTCCATCTGGCTATAATCAAAACTAACTAATGAGTAATCAGGTCTGGGTATAAATAATCGTCTAATAGATATTTGATTCTTGTTTTCATCATCATAAGATTCGTCTCCAATAAAAGCCCATGTTTCTAACACTTCATCGGATAACTCTTCAGTAATTTGTTGTCCTTTAGATGAAACAACAGCCTCTATTTTGTTTTTGATCCTGTTTTTCTCGTCTTCTGTTAAATCCGGAGTGGCTAAACGAAAGTGGTTTCTGGGTATATTCTGTAAATTAGGTTCTCTACTCGAAAGCCTGCCGGTTGCTGTTCCCCAATTACAAAAAGACGTTCTCATAATATTCTTGTCTAAGTAGGGTTCTATGTAAGTCGATTTTAACTTTTGTAATGCTCTGTACTGACGTACTAAACCAGCTAACCTATGATTTATATTTACTAATGCTGCTTCATTCCATGATGGAGCGCCTTTAGGGGTTTTAATTGGTGACTCTATTCCCATCCCCTCAAAAATCTCACCTATTTGCGCAGGGCTTGCAATATTGAACTCCTGTCCGGCTAAGGTGTAAATTTGTTGTTCTACATCTTCTATTCTTGATACTAAAGATTTCAAGGATGTTTCAGCGTATCCAGTATCAACAGATATACCTAATCTTTCCATTTGGAATAAAACTTTAGTAAGCATACATTGTAAGTCAAAGACTTTTTGCTGCTGTGTTTTGTTTATGCGTAATAAACAATCTTGATATAACTTTGCGGTTAAATTAACATCTTTCTTACAGTATTCTCCTAATAAATCTATAGGGGCTTCAGAAAAATCTTTAAACCATTTATTGCGGCGCAATTCCTTTTTTGTGTCTATGTCATATTGAACAGCCGCTTGCCCATATCTTCTTCCGGCTGTTGCAGTTAAACTTAATTCCCTTG